GCCTTGACAATTGCTCTATATTCTTCTTGGTGCTTCTCAATTCGTCTTTGAGTGCCATCAGTTTTCTGAGGATAACCAGTAGCATCAACAATGGGAAACCACCTGATTTTGTCAATCATTTCTTTTCCCTCTCAAGTGCGTTCTTATAAGCAATAATTACTTTATGTCTTAACTCTGCACTATCAGCAGAACCCGCCCATTCTGATAAATTATTCCAAATTACAACCATGTCGGTACTTTTGCATAAGTACTGATGATTTGTAAGCCAAGCAGACATTTGCTGATGACGTTCTGAAGGGTTATGAATTGTGTAAGCTATCCCATAAAACTCACGCACACTACATAGGTCTTTGCCTGTAGATTGGAGCGATAGAGTTAAAACAAGTGCTATTAGCCATCTCACGGGTACGCCCAAATAATGATGTAACTACAAAAGACAATGAAGCAAACAAGAAAGACTGCCGCAACAAATGCTTCGGCAAAGTCTATCATTATTGAGGCTCAACAGACCAATCAATACTGCTTGGAGGCATAACAGGTTGTTGTTCCTGTTTGCCATAAATCATCTGATTGACTTCTGTCAAATATTCATTGTCAATAATTCCTGATTTGTTAAGCATATTTGCAATCTTTGCTCCCGCAGCACCAGCATATTTAGGATTATTTTGAGCTTTAGCAAGCATTGCCAACGCATCCATATCGGCTTTGCTTGTTAGTGCCCTAGCCATCAATTTTGGAGTGAGATAGAGTGCCCCAAGGCTACCAATTGTTGGCAATAAATTGTTAGATACTTCATCAGGGAATGACAAGTATGCGCCACTACCCAATGTTGCCGCAGCAACAGCACCGACCATCCGAGAACGCAATACTGTTGAACCAGGAGTTTCCTCTAAACCAAATTTAGCCGCATTTGCAATATCAAGCAATTTTTTCTTGGTATTTGCATCTCTAAAAAGATAGTCAAAACCTTCCTTAAAAGTTTGATTTTCTAAGTTTTTAGTAAACTTTAAAACTCCATCAGGTTCGCCAAAAACTTTCTTTAAATAGCCAAATTGCAGTTCACCAAGTAAACCTTTGCTTTGTTCTGGTGGAAGATACTTTTGTATTTCAACAACAGCATTAGCAACAGATTTGAGTCGTGATGGGTAGTCAACATTAAACAAATACTTTCCAACTTCTTCTGGTTCACTTTTAAGCATTGTTTGCATAGTGCCGTTATAAAAGCCATCCATAGCATTTTTATAACTTTTCTGAGCATTGAAATAATCTTTCAACAATTGATTATTAGCGGCATTGGCTTGAGTTGTAGGTAAATTTAATTTTTCAAGACTTTCAATGTTGTAATCTTTAAATTGACCCTCTCGTAACCCTGCTGGTTGGTCAATGCCACCACTAAGACCTAATTTACGTGCTAAATCTTTTTGTTCTTTACTACCAAATGTAACAACAGCAATATTTGTCATATTGTTTTGCAAACCTTGAGCATATCTTTTGTAATATGCCTCCAGAGTATTTGCAGCTTGACCTTCTTTAGTAGCATCTCTAGCACTAGCCAAGAAATCACTACGCAAATCATGGGCTGTACTAAAAGAAATTTGATCTCCTTGAGCAACAATCTGCTGTAAAACTTTGCGTTTATCTTCAGCGGCAGAAGACGTTGCTTTATTTTTATTAAGACGATCTAACTCATCTTGAGCCGCCTTCTTTAAAGGTGTCATATTTACAAGTAAGCCATCACCCTGTTGCTCCATTTGTTCATAAACAGGACGATATTTAGTCTTCATAGCTTTGTCAGCTTCTGCAATAGCAGTTTGCCAACGATCACCAGTAACCATTTGAGTAGGATCACCTTGTTTTAAAGCAAGTTGAAATGCTTCAGAAGTATCAAGAGTATTCTTAACATCGTTTATGCCTTGATCTAAAGCCTTCTTAACACCCGCTTGTTGCTGAGCAAATGCCTCTCCACCAGAAGTAAATTTAAGTGTTCCTTCAACTGTTTGTGTTCCTAGATTGCCAGTTAATTGACCCCGAGTTAGAGTGCCTTCACGAGAAGACAGCCATTCTTGAGCCGCTTTTCGAGCCGCATCTTCTTCTGTTTCAAACAATCCCTTGGTAACTCCAGCTTTTTCAAGTTGGTCTTTACCAAGCCTTATTGCTTTACCACCAAAACCAAAAACAAGATTTCCACCAACATCAAAAGCGGCATTTTCAATGTTATTAAGAAGCAACTTTTTGCCAGTTTCTGTGCTAAAAATGTCTTTATCTTGTGCGCTTTGTTCAAGCAATGTACCTAATGTAGTACCCACTGTAGAACCCGCTAACGATGGAATAAAAGGTCGAGTAACAGCAGGAGCTGCTTGAGTTAGACGAGTAATAGGAGAAAGAATTCTAGCTTCTGGAAATGCTAAAGTAGCCAAACCGCCTAATAATCCACCAGTTTGAGGCAAATTAGAAGCCATCTCAACAGGCAAAGGAGTTAAAGCACCCGCCAAAGCCATGCGTGTGCGATTTAATTCTTGTTGTTTTCTTGCCTCTTCTTCACGAGAAGGGCCTGCTTTCATTTCTTGAGGAGCAATACTCCAATCTATTTCTGCCATATCAACTCCTTAGAGGCTAAGTTCTTGTTTCAGTTTAGCGGCTTCAGTACGCTCTTCAGGCGTGATTGTTTTATTAAGATATTTCTTTTCGTAATCACGATACTGCTGAATTTTCTGATAATTCTTACCTTGTGCCAACTTAGCATTAAAGTTAGTACGTTCATTATCTGGAAGATTAGCCATTTGCTCATACGTTTTAGTCTGAGAAAGCATTTCATCTTTAATTTGACCAACCAAACGTAAAATTGTTGGAAGTTCTTGTTGAAGATTGAACTTACTCTTAAGCAGTTGATCCAATTCTTTATTAGATTGACTGCCTGGAAATACTTTAGCAATCTGTTGAACAACTTGAGCAGAAATAGCATCTCCAAACTCAGTATCTGTTGCACGATCACTAACCTTAACACCTAAAGCAGACAAACCTTTGCTCAATGCAAGTTTGTAGTTCTGTCCTGCACCAGTAAATGCGTTACTTACAGTAGTTTCAACATCGCTTAATTTCTTAATTAAAGGCACAGTTATTGTGTAAGCCTCACCAGCTTGACCAAATGCCTTAGCTGCATCTTCACGCTCTCTAGATTGAAATACTTTTTGAAGTACATCGCCAAGAGGAATCTGAACTGCCATAGCACCCGCTTTTTTGCCAGAAATAGTGTCATTAAATAAGGCTTGATTAACTAGTCCAACTTGATCTGGTGTGTAGTCACCATACTTAGATTTTTCACCAAATTTAAGTTCTACTGCTTTAGCAATAAAATCTTGTGTTGGTTTAACCATCTTTTCAATTACTTCAAGCTCTCCCTCTCCTTTAGTCCATTTTCCTACACTTTCAGGAGTAAATTTGCCTGTTTTAACAAGTTCAAATCCCTGCTGAGTCTTTGGAGTTAAGTACTGTTTTAGCAAATCAGCATTAGAAGCAATTGCAGTAGCCTGAGTTTCTTCCATGCCAAATTGAGACATCAATTGCTGAACTTGACTTTGTTTGGTTATGTTTCCAAAACTTAAGCCTGTTGTTTCAGCACCAAGTTTTCTTGTCTCTGCCTCTGATTTTAAACGAGCTTGATTTTGTGTTGCAACAGTTTGTGCTTGCATTGCAAGAGCTTGTGCTGCTTGAATATCACCAGTTCGAGTAAATAAATCAACACCACGAGCAAGTGATGATGGATTTGTTAAATCAAGTTGCTGAATAATTTGCTGACGTTGTGCAATCATCTTCAGTTGAGGGTCTTCTGTACCCAAAGCACCTGCAATAGCACCACCAAGACCCCTAGCACCCGCATAGGTCATAGCCGCACCTGCCGCCTCTGGGCTTAATTGGGCTAATCTGATGCCTTCTGCTAAAGCACTTGTTCTTTGTTGCTCACCATACATTTGTGGAGTCAAACCAAACAGACCCGCTACGATATTTTCTGCCATGATGAATCCTTACAAATATAAACCAAGGTCTTGGCTACCATAATAGTTACCAGTTCCAAATGTTGTTGCTGGTGCGCTCAAGGCCGTAGTTGGTGGTACACCAGACAATGCGCCCGTCAAAGCCTGTCCAACCATAGGATTAGAAGCTACACCATATAAAGCCGAAGCGTATGGGTTTCTAGTTGCCGCTGCACCAGTAGCCAAGTCTACGCTTTGACCCGCACCCAATAAGCCAAAACGAGCCACATTAGCACCTGCAGCAGCAGATTGTTGAGCAAGGTTTGCACCCATTGTCAAAGGTTGTTGTGCCAATTGCTCTAGGTTCGTAAATTGACCCAAAGCAGTCGTATAAGGTGCATAAGCCGCTTGTTGACCTGCGTAATACTGACCCATAGTTTGTGCGCCAGTACCTAACAGACCCGCACCAAATGCAACCTGTTGTTGACCTGCTTGTTGAGCCTGTGCCGCCAATTGAGCCTCTTGTTGCGCTCTAGCGTTAAACAAAGCCTGTAGTTCAGGAGTTGTATCACCCAAAGTACCACCTTGAGCAACCGCTAAACCACCACGACCTTGTTGTTGCAGTTTGTTTTGCAGATTAGCAAGTTCCAACTCACGACCAGGTTGCAACAAAGCCATCTGTTGATTGAGATAGTTTTGAGCAACGGCTTCAGGAGATTGAGCCAAGTATTGATTACCAAGTCCAAATAACCTTTGTGCGCCTGTTTGAAGAGGAGCAAACTGCTGTTGTGCGGCTTCTGCTTGTGCTAAACCTTGATTTCCCAAAGCAACCAAACGATCTTGTGCCTCCAAAACACCTGGGCTTGCGGTATATCCTGCGCTTACTAATTGACCTGTTACTGGATCAAGTTTGAATTCAGAAGTACCAAACCGAGTTGTCATTCCTACTGGACGAAATGCCGCAGCTTGTTTAGCAGCAGCAGTCTCAGTCTCAATCATTGCCCTTGCTTTATCAGCCGCTTCTTTAGAAGTCTGTTGTTGAAGAAGACCCGCAGCAGTTTGTGCGCCACTTGTAAGCAAGCCAGAATATTGAGCCGCAGTTAAACCTAACTTAGCCGCATCAGCAATCTGTGAGGCAGTAAGTGCGGTTGTCGCAGTAGTTGCCGCATTACCCGTCAAAAGACCAGTTGCACCAGTAGTTGCACCAGTAACCGCAGTAGCCACTTCTGCTGCTGTGTACCCTGCCGCAGTTAACTCAGCCGCAGTTAATCCTGCCGCAGCCGCTTGTGTAGGAGTAAGACCTGCCGCCAATGCTTCTGCCGCAGTAAGACCTTCTCCTACTGCCGCACCTGATCCATATATTGAAGCAAGTGATTCAGGGCCAAAAATACCAAAGGCCGCAGCCGCCACTACTGCCGCTTTTAGCAAGTCTTTCTTCAGAGTGCTAGAGGATGCACCTTCTGTGTAAAAGATAGGCTTTCCAGATTCTGTAAACTGAACACCAAAACCAGTATTGCCAGCACCTTCGTATGATCCAGACCAGAGATTTCCTTTAGTTCTTTCGCCATAACCAGAAACAAGTTTCTCACCAGTTTCTTTATTGATAATTCCTAGAAAACTTTTGCCTACTTGTGAAATATCGGTAATACCACTTTTAGCCAAGTCATCTGCCATGTAACGGGCGGCAGTCTCAGGCTTGACATCACCTTTCCAAGTGGCGGTGGTGTTTTGAGATAAGATTTGTTTTGCTAGTTTATCAACATTGGTAGAATTATAGGTAAACGCACTAATGTTCTTAATTACTCGATCTTTACTAATTCCATAGGCTTGAGCAGCAGAAATAATGTCTTTGATAGAGGCATTAGGATCAAGATAACTTAGGTCTTGCAGAGCCTTCTTAACTTCCGCATCTGTGTACGTTTTAATTTGATTGGCCAAAGATAAGTTTTGACCTTGAGTAAGTAAACCTGTATTTGTTGTTGGAGTAGTAATTACTGGCGTAGTAATCACTGGAGTAGTAACAGTTGTTCCACCCGTAGAACCCAATGACGCATAAGCAGCATTGATTTGATCTGGAGTTAGTCCATAGGTGCTTTGGGCATAAGCAGACAAAGCCTCTCTTGACGTGCCAGGTCTTGCCGCCAACTCAGCCGCTAGAGCCGCATTGATTTCTGCTTGTGTAGCCATGATATTTTCCTTTATGCGTTACGAGCCGCTTCAGCCGCAGCCTATGCCGCTTGATAAGCCGCAATCACTTCAGCAGTCCAGACTGTATTGCAGATTGCAACAACATTAGCGGGAATGCCTGTTAAGTCTTGTGCGGGTGTGAGGCTTGAGCGATGGTAGGATTGGCTTAGTTGAACGCCATCTTCCATAATTCGAGTTGCCTCACGATAGAGAATGATGCCGTTCTCTGTAACTGTGACCTGATCCACTACAGTTGTTTTGGTAAGTGACATGATTATTTCCTTTGTTTAAGTGTCCGACTTGGTAGTCCAACCAAGTTAATCTGTGATGTAAGAAAGTGTGCCGCCAATTTGAAATGAGGATGATGGTAGGTTGCTTGCAGTAAGATTACTGACGCCTCCGTTGTTATAAATTTGAATGGATAAAGCAGAACTGCCTGATCCAACAATACCACCTATAACGCCAGTAACTGAAACTAAACTAGCAGTTCTTATTGAAGGTGAAGGGCTATATGATTCTGTACTAAAAGCCGCAAAAGGTAAACTCACGTTAACTGGGCCGCTTAATGTGCCTACTGCACTTCCAACTACATAGAAATTAACAGTAACCATCTTTCCAACTTTTACATAAATTCCATTTCTTGAGCTATAAGTAGCTGAACCACTGTCAGCACCAAGAGTAGGAGTAAATGTTCCTTCTTCATAATCGTCCAAGGTATTGGCAGAAGTGGAAGCTGACGCTGTAGCTGGAAAAGTGATGCCCGCACCACTTGTTGATGGGGTTGCACCACCAACTCCCATAGTCGTACTAGCTTGAACTGTAGTTGCAACAACTGTAGATGGTGTAGTAGCACCAAGAGTGCCGTTCATTACCGCACCTGTCAGCGTCTTATTGGTAAGCGTAGTTGTGCTTGTTGCCGTGACAACATTAGTAGGTGTAATGATTCCAGATAGTGCTACTGTAGCCATGATTAAACTCCTTGTGCTTGCTCTGCTTGATAAGCCGCTATTACTGATGGAGTCCAGACTGTGTTACAGATTGCAACTACGTTAGCAGGGACTCCTGTTAAATCTTGGGCAGGAACAAGACTTGAGCGATGGTAGGTTTGGCTAATTTGATTGCCATCTTCCATAATGCGTGTAGCTTCACGATAAAGAACGATGCCGTTCTCGCTTACTGTAATTTGGTCTACTACTGTTTCTTTTGTAAGTGACATGATGATTTCCTTTTAAGTTAGTGTCCGACTAGCACATCCATGCTAGTTATTAAGTTCTATAAGTTATGCTAATTGGGAACGCATATCCATTTCCACCTGGATATGTATTGTCATATTTACCTAAGTAAAGACTAGTTGAAGTTTGTTCACTAATGCCAAAAGTTATACCCACAACAGCATCTTCTCTGGATGCTCCTGCATAACCAGTTGTGCCTGCTCTTGCAAAAGGCAGTCCACCAACAACAAGTGCTGTAGCACCCGTTCCATTTGTAGTAATAACAGGTCTACAAATAATAGTTACAAGATTTCCAACTTTTGTGTAATTACCAGTTCCAACACTTACTGCTGTTAATGACCCAGTTACAGATGTAAGAGTTGGTGTCCAAGTACCTTCTTCATAATCGTCCAAGGTGTTCGCATTTGTACTGGCTGACTGCGTTGCAGGAAAGGTAATTCCAGCACCAGAGGCAGATGCGGTAGCCGCACCCACACCAATTGTTGTACTCGCTACTGGTGTTGTTAGCGTAGGTGAAGTGAGCGTCTTGTTTGTCAGGGTTTGAGTTGCTGTAACACCTACTACATCAGTAAGCGTGTTACTGCCATAAGCTATTGTCTTATTTGTCAGGGTCTGTGTGCCAGTTAACGTAACTGCTGTGCCGCCATTACCACCAACCTGTGCCGCCACGTTCCAACCATAAGTTGCACCTGTATAAACAAGCGTAACAGTTGCACCTGTAATATCGCAGACCAATGTATCGCCAGCCGTATTGCCAGCAATCTTAATAAGTGCCGTAGGGTCAATCGTTAAGTTATTAGTCCCCCATTGGCTAAAAGAGTCAATAACAAGAACGATATTTCCCACCGAGGGACTTGTAGGCAAAGTGACTGTAAAAGCACCGCCTGTTGTATTGGTTAGAACACCATCATTGTTTGCGGCTGTGTAGTTAGCTGTTTTAACTGCTGTGTAAGAAACACCACCGCTACTAGTAGATGCAATGGTCTGGTTAGGCCATGTGCCAGTAACAGTTACGTTTGTTCCCGCAACAATGCTAGGGGTTGCTGTTGCTGTGCCGCCATTGGCTACGGGGAGTAAACCTGTAACACCAGTTGTCAAAGGCAAACCAGTTAAGTTGGTTGCTGTTCCGCTAGATGGAGTTCCTAATGGCCCACCAGTATCTAGCAGTCTGACCCATGCACTGCTGTGAGCAAAGTACATTGCAGCATCAGAATGACTGTGAGCCAATGCACCATGATAAGTAGAGGCAGATGGGAAAGCCGCTTGATTGGCGTAGTAGAAAGGAATTACCGATCCTACTTGCGGAGCAGTAATTGCACCATCGTCAGCAATTGTTACAGAGCTATTCTGTACAATTTTTCCAGTTGTTAAGTCAAACCTTGTGATTGCATTGTCTGTTGAAGACGCTGGGCCAGATACATCACCAGAACCCGCAGGGGCAGACCAAACGCCATCACCACGCCAAAACGTAGATGCAGATGCAGAAGTTCCACCATTCAGATTTGTAACTGGCAGATTGCCTGTCACACCAGTAGACAAAGGTAAGCCTGTGGCACTTGTTAGAGTAACAAATGAAGGTACGCCTAAATTGGGAGTCACCAAAGTAGGTGAAGTAGCAAATACAGCAGAGCCTGTTCCAGTTTCGTCAGTTAAAGCACCTAAAAGGTTTGCTGAACTAAAAGAACCTAAAGAGGTTGCATTGCCAACCGAAGTTACTGCGCCTGTTAAGTTTGCATTTGTTGTAACTGTTGCCGCATTACCTGTTGTGTTTTGATTAAGTGTCGGAAAAGAAGTCAAACTTGCCGCAGACCCTGTAGGTGCAAGCACATCTGTACCAATTACCAAACCTAAATTGGTACGAGCATTAGCGGCTGTTGAAGCACCTGTTCCACCATCGGCTACTGTAATGTCTGTAATACCTGTTACAGAACCGCCTGTAATTGCTACGCTAGAAGCCGCTTGTGTGGCAATAGTGCCTAGACCTAAGTTAGTTCTAGCGTCAGCTGCAGTAGAAGCACCAGTACCGCCATCAGCAACCGCTAAATCGGTGATACCTGTAATTGAGCCACCAGTGATTGCGGCAGAAGCATTGTCTGTCTTAGTCGCAACAGCAGTAGCGATATTGTTGTACTCAGTATCAATCTCAGTACCCTTAACAATCTTTAAGGGATTGCCAGGCGATAAGTTGTCTTTAGTCGCAAAGTTAGTGGTTTTGGTGTAATTACTCATGGTTTACCTCTTAGGCCATCTTGCCGTCTTTGGCTTGAATTTCAATCTTTTGTAGGGATAACTGAGTGCCGTTAATCGTTGTCTCATAGCCTGTTTGGACAATCTTTCCTGCACCAGATGCGTTTGCTCTCAATGTCTTAATTGGAATGCCACTTGTGTATTCAGCAATGTTGTATTCAGCAGTTCCATATTCATAAGAAACTTGCGTAGGAATGTAAATATTTTGAGCTTGATAAGCACCAGAATAATCAAAGCCCCAATTTATCGTTAAGAACTGATTTGAGCCACCAATCACAATTGCTGAAATAGTCTTTAAAACAGAAATCTGATTCGGGTTGCCAAGGTCAGCATTGTTTGTGTAGTACGCAAATCGGTACGTTGTTGTGTCATCTATGTAACCACCATACTTACCAATAAAGCCATTTTTACCAATATACAAATCACCATTTCTAAGTGACCTCAATGCAGTTGGAGCAATAGAGTCCCATTTGGTTACACGGGAAGCACCATCTTGCAAAGATTGTTTGGTATCAAAGCAATAAACTTGGAAGGTAGCGGGTAGAACTAGCAGATAAAAGGCTTCTTTTTCTGAGTAAACAGACTTCAGATTAGCCAATGTCTCACCAAGTAATGATGAATTTAGGTCAAAACGAACATTCTTAGACAAGTCTCTAAGTGGTGCAGACTTCTCTTGAATAGTCCTCATCAGTGAACGGACGCCTGAGTCTGACAAGAAAACAACATCAGAGCCAATACTTTGAATCGTATCCCTTGCAATACACCCAATAGAGCCTACTGTGTCGCTCAGAACAAGAGATGCGGGAGTAGAAGCACCAGAGTAAACAAGAATTTGTCGTTTACCAAAGATAAACAAGAAATCATTGTGAGCTGCCAAGCCCATCACTTCGTCAGCACCATTAGGCCATACACGGGAAACATCTAAAGAACCCGATGTTCCTCCAGACCATACATGACCTGCAATCAGATCGGAGAAGGTAACAGTTACTTTGTCTGAAGATGTATTAGCCACCCAAAGGCGACCAAATGCGGAGATAGCAATGTTTGCAGAAGGAACTGATCCTGCATAGCCTGTTTTCTCAGAGACTCGTCTAAATGTTGTTGTGCTTACAGCGGGATCATAAATCAGAGGATCGTGACCAGTTTGGAAGAAGTATGCAATCCCATTCAAAGATGCAGTTTGCCAATTGCTTGCAGTAATAGTAGGAGCAGTACCGCCACCACCATAGGTCAACTCAGTAACAGCATTAGCAGTACCAAGTTTAAATAGTTTGTTATTACCCGCAAACAGAATGGTCAGAGTACCATCGTTTTGCACTAATTCATGGATAACACCCACATCATTAGCACCAAGATTCCCAGAGGAAGAGTTAACCCTTGTGTAACCTTTTCTAGCACCAATACGACCATACTGATCCAAGATGCAATTAGTTGCAACCAAAGCAAAGCCAGCCCCTAAATCAAGGGGAGAATCTTCAGTATTCAGGCCATAAAAGCCTGGTGCTGAGAGACTGTAACTTTGTAGAGGCTTAGACATTAGACCGCCACAAAGTTGTCTTCAGGATAACGAGTGCTTTCCAATGCAATAGCATCAGAGAGCATTCCTCTAAACAGAGCATAAGCCTCTGAAGAAGCAGTCCCACCATCCTCACCACGCTCAATCAACCCACGAGCATAGGCACTTTGAGCAACCAAGTAATCAAGAACCTTGACTGAAGTGCCATCAGCAGACAGATTAGCCTGTGGGACAGTTACATCAAACTTTAATGTATATACGCCATCAGGAACAGGAAATAAATCAATCTTTGTGTCACCACTACCATCTACACCACTAAAGCAGAACTCTGAAGGAATAGACTGTGAGGGCGTACCAAAGTTTAACTTTCGGTTCATGTCAGCAACAGTAGTGTTATCTAAAGTAATAACACTTGTGGTGTTTATGGCATCGTTAATGCGAAACTTTTGACCCGCACCAGTTAAGGAATAAGAACTTGTGGCAGCAGTAGTAGTAACTGTAATTGTTTGTCCTAAAACATTCCAGTTATAGGAATCTTCAATCTGACGTTTTGCATCGTTGACAAACTTGCCAATCAAAGAAGAATAGGCTGTTTCGCCAACAGTAGTTACTGTGCTTTCACGCAAGCGAACTAACACATCGTTAACAAGTTCTAAGTAGGTCATGTTCGTTGTGCTCCCTGAACCTCAAATGTTGCAATAAAGCTAAATGTGCTACCCGATTGGGTTGTGATTTGGAGTTTGTCGCCCTCTTCAAACACAATATAGGCATTGCCATCAAACTGTAGATAT